TCGGCTTAGCACCCCGAAAGAACGAAATATCAATCATTAGTCACCTATAGGAGAGGTCTAGGAGCAACCCGCATTGGGCGATTAGTGTTACCGCGAACTGATCTCGCCTTGGCTTCTGCAAGACCTTCTTTAAATTCTTCTTGATGAAGGGCCACTAATTGAGGTGCGCTCCAATCACGACCAGGAATCGCAAGCAGATTTGCTAGCGTTCCACCAATAAGTGCCTCTCGATAATGCTCGCCAATTCGATCAGGAAGCCCCGTTGAATCTTTCGTAGGAATCAACACAGCTTTAACCTCTAAAGGACCAGCTTTGAAGTTAATACACTCTTGAAACGAAATAAGGCCGAAGACATTAATATCAGGCCAGCAAGCTACATCTGATCGAGCACTCCCGTTTTTGTGCTTTAAGTGAGAAATGCTTAATAGCTCCGTTTCCTCCGGAAGAACTAACGAGTATCGCTGCACACCCTCTACTAAATACACATCCTCTAGCTGCTCTTCCCAAGCATGAGTTTGGCGGCAGAACTTAATAGCGATTCGCCTTAGCACATCCTCGATCATAGGCTCCGGACAACCAGGAACATGAGGAAGAATATCTAGAACCAGATCATTCCAAATCATCGATTAACCCTCTTAGGAGTTTGCTCAGGATGAAGCTGCTGCTTGGTTGCGCTCCGTCCAGTAATCAAGCTTGTGGCCAGCTGCTGATATGACAAGGACTTATTGAAGTCTTGTGTACTGGTTGATTTCGCATAGCAGCGCGAAAGAACCAAGTAATAAAGCGCTGTATCATAGATTTCAGGTAACGCTACCTGACTACCCGTCCCAGTGATAACAGGAGGTGTTGCGCCATATACAATTCGCACATAGCCTGCAGTTGCTGGCTGTGCTGGATAGATTTCGTAGTTAGACGGATCTCTATCATCAAACATATAGTGACGAACGGAGGCGTTCTCACCTTCAGCTCTCCAATTTGGCCTGCATGCCTGGAGTGTTTCTCTGTCTATCTGAGAAACAGATTTTCCAGGAGTCGAGCCATCAAGCCCCATATTGGCAACGACATCCACTAGAATAAGACCTTCAGCTGGTAAGCTCTGAAACGAACCAGGAATAAGCTGCACCGTTTCATTTTTGGTGTACGCGCTAGGTTTCAGTAGAACCACATCTTTTTGCGCATCATTAAGATGGGTTAGCAATTCTGCCTGATTCCAGCGAACACCCGCCTCATCGAACAGAGTCACACTCGCTCTGCTAATTATCTCACCAGCCGTTGTCATTTACTCTTCCTCTTGCAAGCGCTTAATTTGCTCACGGATTTCAGGAACAGTCAGAGAGTCTTCGATTGTTATGCCGTAGTTCTCGAAGGCGAACTTGATCAGCTCTGCTTTGGTAGCGCGACTGATAATGATTCCGTTATCACTGGTTGCACCTGTATCTTGTGAAGCAGGATTAATCTCTGTGATCTCAATTTCACCCTCATAGGGTTCCATATCCTTGTTGCGCAATAGGCCTTTGTTGTAAGGAAAGGTTGCACCAGTTTTTCTGTTTCGTAGCAATTTCATAAGGAAAGTCCTCAAATGAGAAAGGCCATCAAATGACAGCCTTTCTTGGAGTGATTAGCTAACTGAAGTGTTAGCCTCGTTTACCGTACAAGTGACACAGCGACTCGCCTTTAACGACCTCATAACCGTAGACGTTCAAGCCGCGCATCAAATCACCGAAGCGATTCGGATGGCGCAATGTCTCCATCTTGGTCATTTGGCTTGCAAAGGTAAGAGCTGATTTATGACCAGCAAGCATGTGGAATGCGTTCGAACCTGCTTCATCGGTGTAAGCAAGAAGGTTGCTGTTGTAGATAGTAAAGCGATCAATCATACCGAGGCGGCCATTTCGCATAATGGACGTGCCATCACCCGCGATAGAAGCATCTTTAAGATCAGATTTTTTCACCATTGCGCACGCCCATGCAGGCATGACCAAAAAGCGACCATCTTCTGGCACGTTCTGCTCATCTAGCACAGTTCCACAATCCACGATGTAATCAAGGATGTTGTCTTTTGTGACAGATAGCGGAGCGCCAGCAGCACCCAGATTGATGTTGCCTGAAATCTTACCCGCAGTAGCGCCGGTATTTTCTGCAGCAACACTTCCGTAAATGTCACCAAGAACATCACGGTCAACGGCAATCTTCATTTGCTCAGAAGCATCGTTTGACCAGTCATCCATTAATTTCAGATCAGACTGTTTCGCATCGACATCATCTAGCGTGAAGTTGAAGTGCTTACCTTTATCGATAACCAGCTCAATGCTTGTAGACTCAGGAGTATCGTAAGTAAGATCCTTACCTTTCTCGTAGTCGTAGATCGCAATATCTGGCGTGGTTCGAATGTGTACTTTGTCGCCAAAGTTCGAGATTTCACCCTCGTAATCAGTGTTACTGATAGCGGAAAGTACGGTTGCGTCATAAAACTTGACGTTTAGTTTAGAGCTCCACAATTCTGGAATGAATCGAGAGCCTGCTGCCTTCGAAGAGACAGTACGGTTTGAATAGTTAGGACCGTTAGCAATTGCAATACCCATGATAGATTTCCTCTTAGTTAGGTATCAGGCAGTTACAAGCGCGGCCCTAATCAGACCGCTAGGAACGTGTAAGCGCCTCATGAATTTGTTTTTCCAATTCACGCGCTTCTGCTTCCCGACCTTTCCATTCACCACGACGAACCTGCTCTTGCAGCTCCACATAGTCTTGCGCGGTGTAAGTAGGTTTTTCTTGAACGGGCGTTCGCTTCTGTTTTTTCTGAGGCGAGACTTGGTTTTCAAGATCTTTTTGGGAGGCTTGACGCGACGTTGCTGATTCGCGCTTGAATTGCTTGGCGAGAGATAGAACTTCTCTGTGATCTAACGACTGACCTGCTTTATTGAGAGCATCTTGGTAAGTTAGGCCGGTGCCTTGATCTGGTTGACGCAACCACTTGTGCCATTCAGCACTCTTGTTCATCGTGTCAAAATCAGGAATCTCGGCGTAAATTGCGCCATAGAAGTCATCAACAGGGTTTGGCTCGTTGCTTGTCTTATCTTCTTCTTGTATGGATTGCTGACTGCTCAGCTTTTCCTGGACAAGTGTTTGAGCAAATTCCTTAACGGCTTCTGTAGCCTCATCACCTAACTCTTCTTGGAGTCGATTTGTCGCATCATTGAGCTTTGCGTTCGCCGTCTCAGCGGATCTCTCTGCTTCGGTAGCTGCTTTGGTAGCGGCAGATAATTTGCCGTTTAGCTCATTGTTTTGCTGTGTGAGCGTTCGAACTTGCTCAGTCAGGCGTGGAACTTCTGCGCGATATTTCCCTTGCAGAGTCTTGTGCGCTGCCTGTAGCTTTCGATACAGCTCTTCAATCGATTCACTCTCTGGCGTTACGTATCCGTCCTCTTCGGAATCGGGCGTAATGGTTTCTTCGTCAACGATTACGTTGGAGTCATCTTCAACATGCTTTGATTCTTCTAGGGCGACTTCTTGAGGCTCTTCGTCAAGATTCTCTTCAATCGTTTCCTGATTCTCGTACATGGCTTTTTGCAATTCTTCAGCAGCTTCTAACTGCTTTTGCACGGCGTTTGGTACTGTCATGGTTTGCGGCCCTCCTGGGGTATCGCTGGGTTTACTGCTCTTTGGCCGGTGACGCCGGTATCAAATAGCAGGCATAAAAAAACCGGCGGTTAGCCGGTCTTCTGTTGTAACGCTGGTCGTATGCGAACGGTGTCAGCGCTTCGATTTCTCGATAATTTTTCTTGATCGCTTGGACATATCGATGATCTCTGTTAGATCAACCGATGCACCCTGCGCCCTTCTCATTGAAACCTCATCGTGATTTGTTTTTAACTGATCAACCGTCTCATCAAGACTTCTTTGCAGCCACCCCATCACGACTTTGAAATTATGGTTGTGTTCGAGGATTGAAAGCGCCTCAAGCTCTTCAGGTGTTGCAATAGAGATCATTGATTCGCTTCTCCATTAGCTTGCTGCTCTCTGATTTGAGCCTGTCTTTGTGCAAGCTCCTCGTCAGTTGGGATAAAGTCAGCACTGACATCAACGCCCTGCATTGTTTTACGCAGTAGCTCTGCTCTTCCCTCAATACCGATGATTGACATATCAATCTCATTACCAGTCTGAGCCAGCAATTCTTGTATACGCATTTGGTTCTGCTCTTTAGCAACAAGAGACAGCGCACCACGAGCAATGACTTGAGCATCACCTTTGATTGACTGGTCTTCGTGATACAGCATGTTGTGAACGTAATAGCGGTAAATCGTCGGTGTAATGACACCCGAATCAACGTGCTTGACCACATTCTTAATCGCCTTACTTGCAGCATTCATCAACATTGAAAGGCCAGAAGCCGTATTGCCAGCACCACCAACGGAACCGCCGACACCGTAGCTATAAGCAGGAATGCCCGAATACTCATCTGCCAAACTGGAGAACTCTTTGAATACATCCATTAAAGCTTTTGTGTTTGGATTAGGCTGGAAGAACTCAATCGGTGGACGTGAGCCAGATTGTCCGGACTTACTGAAATCAAGCTGCCAGATTTTCCAAGGATACATCTGCTCAATATCCTCTCCTGGCAATAGGCTTTGTGTATTTACCGCTACTTGCGGGCCAGAACTAATCCCCATATTTGCAATCAGAGAACGAGCGGCAGCATTACACGCAGCTTCACAATCTCGGATAAGATCAGGAACACCGAGCCCCCAGAATGAACCTGGAATGTCTTCAAAACATGCTTTCGAATAAGGCTTGTTACCAAGTGGATCAGGATTGATCCGGACACAAACAACATGACTACCGATCATAACCGCCATAATGTCGTACATTGCATCTTGATCAGGAACGTCTTCCTCACTCATACCCCATTCAAGAAGCTTTTCGCCTTGAACCGAGCCCCAGTACTCCATTGCCTCGATGGTCTTTTCATCGTTTGTGGCTGTACTTGTATCGCCTCTTGCTTTGCGCTTCTGGCTTCGTAAGCTTTCGCGAGTCCAATTCTGCAAGCCAGTTAATTGATGATCTCTCATCACCGCTCTGATCTTTGGCTCGTCATACCCAGGTAAACCAATCAGGCCGAATATTTCAGACGGCGTATAATCATGAATCTCAATGCAGTCGCCTTCATTTGGCTCCGTAATGCCAGGCGCCGGATAGAATGAAAACGGATCAACGCGCTCTACTTCTGGCTGAATTGCATCTTCAACCTTCAAGCCACCTTCGTTTTCATCCCAAGCCATTTTCTTTTTACGGCGAAGAACTGGGCCTTTTAGAATTGCACCAGGGAAATCAACAATGTCTGAAATAACATCATTGAAAGCAGTTTCCCAACCGCCTTCACTCAACTGATCCTCTATAACTTCACTCATCGCACCAATGCGCTGCTCGCCCTGGTTTTTGAGTTTTTCTTTCATCTTACCTTCGAGCGCAGCAATTGCTTCTTGGATCTGAGTTTGCCCAATTTGCTGACCCGTTGCTGCAGCAGCTTCTTCAGCTTGACGATGAACCTCACGAATCATTTGAAATTTCATTTCAGGTGGTAAGCTTGGAATCTTTGTCTGCTTTAGCGACCAAGGTTTATCACCAGCAGGCATCAACACATCTCTAATCCAAGATTTTGCAGCGCGACACTTAACAGAGGTTATTTTCATGTAGATTAGAGGAAGCCCGCTAGCTTTGATCTCTTCAGCCTTTGCATCGCTGTATCGTCCTGCAAGCTGTCTAACGCTCTCTAGCATTTGCTTTTCTACTGGTTCTTTATGTCTATACGCAACTTCCCAAAATTGACGGATATGACTAGCCAAGCTTGACGCAACACTTTCCTGAGCACGCTCTTCAGCCTCAATCTTTGCCTGGACAGCAGCAGCCTCTTCTTGATTGAGCTGAGTATTGGACTTAACAACTACTAAACCTTGCTGCATCATATTCCCCTAAGCGATGATAATTACAGATTCTTGGCGCTCTTTTCTTCTTTTGTTAAGAGTCGTCATCACATTAAGAAGCATTCCATCTATGTACTCTTTGCTAGTACGGTTGATGTCGTAGTTAACCTCGATCACCATCTTGTCGGTAGTCATGAGGCTGAACTTCATTCGAGGCTCTGTTTTGTGGTACTTAACGCTCACACCTTTCTCATTAGCAAAGCGAGAAAGTAGCCCTCTAATTGCATCTGATAGGTCTTTTACGTAGTCATTCGCCATTATGTCCAAGCTCCTAAGTTTTTGTTCTTTACTGGTCTGGCAGCGACTTTCTGTCCCGCAGACATTGCCCTTGCAATTCGATCATGATCAGCCATTGTCATGACTAACGCAGTTGCAACATCAGGTGAGCAATTGATTCGTTTTTTGACACTCTCTGTTGACTCGACTTGCTTTTGCATCTTCGAGCTGTAGCCATATTCGAGAGCGGTTAACTCGTAATCGAGTTCTTTGTAATCAGGTATCGAAGCGTCTTCTAACCACTTCGCTGTTCTGCCCCATAATTCGGAGCGACAATTGAAATATTCTCGCGGATCTTCTGCCGCAGCAGCACTTTGCACGTCAACCACCGGAACACCGAGCTCCTCCAGGCGATCCACAACGCCAGCACCCACGCCAATGCCATCGACACAGACAGCATCAGCTTTATATTCGCGCCAACACTCGTATACTTTTGCAGCAACTTCCATGGTGTTAAGCTCTCGAAACTCTTCCGGAGCCCACGCATGCGGCCCTTGTCTGCGTATAATGACAGTCCGATCATCGCCAAACCTTGCCACATCAACACCAATAACGAGAGGATAACGCTCGTATATTCTTTTAGGGATCGTTCTAAGTCGCGCATTCTCAACCACTTCCTCACTGATAAGCTGGCTACTTGAGGCTCTTGGAAATTCACCTCTAACACGAACGCGAAAGAAGTCTGAATCTTCGCCGTAATCTTCCTTCCACTGCTCAATCTCGGCTTTGTTCGTCATGCGACAAGTGCGAGAATCGATCTTTCGATTATTCCAGCGATGGCGCATTGCTCGGAAACATTCTCTAAATCGGCCAGTGTTTCGAACAGGGTTTCCGTAAACGAACCAGAAAGCACCAGGAGTAGTCATTGCGCCTTCTGTTACTTCCCAGATAATGTCCGCAATCGTACTTGCTTCATCAAAGATCACTAGAACGTGCTCAGCGTGAAGACCAGCGAACGCATCTGAATTATGTTCAGACCAAGGCACAGCAGAAACGCCCCAAGTCTCAGGGCTTTCTAATGCGAAGAAACGTGTTGCTGTCCACTTGAACCAGTGAGCGTTTAAGGATCTCTTGTGCCATACACTCAGCTCTCGCCAAGTTGTGTTAGTAAGCTGCGCTTGTGTACCTGCTGTGATTCGCCCGGCGCAATGAGGACGAGTACTAACAAACCAAAGGATTATCCAGGCTGTTTCGGCAGACTTACCGATACCGTGGCCTGAAGTTGTTGCATCTCTTAATGCGATGCTCTTTCCGGAGCGAACATGATCACGAATATCATTGAGTTGCTTACACTGCCATTCGTCCGGACCATCTGGAAAGTTTTCTAATGAAGTTCCTTTTTGCCCCCAAGGGAAAACCAACATCACAAAGCGCAAAGGATCATCCCAGCATTTTGCTATTTCGGCTCGTAACGCTATTTCGTCCTCAACAGAAATGTACTGAGTATCATTCACTCAGCTCGCGAGCCCTTTGAATGCCAGCTTCAAGCGCTTCAGCAAGCGAAGTATTCTTTTGCTCATTATCTTGCTGGTACAAGCCAAGGTGACGCATTAGCTTTTCCAATGCCTGGTTCTTATCATTCACTTTGTACTCTAAAGTGCTTGTGTCTTCACCTATCTTGATAGTTTTTACACTGGCAATAGCTGCTGCAGTTATATCGTCTAACTGAGAGATTTCCTTTGGCGTACCATCATCATTAAACAGCTTACGAGGATCAAAGAACGCAATCGCTGCAACTTCGCGAAGCACTCTATCCTGATTGAAATCCGCTCTGTCAGCAGACGCTTTTGCATGCTCTGCTAATCGTGCAACCGTGTATGGATGATGCCTATGATCATGTGCAGCACGTCTTGCTGATTGATCCGACTTATAGCGAGGATAAACTTTTCTGAATGAAGCTATCCAGGAATTGCGGTACTCGTCTGGCCCGCCTCGATACAGATCGATAATCTGGTCAAGCTTTTCTCTTCTC